GCGCGCCTCCCTGACTCAGCGGCTGGATATGGTCTGCGGTGAGTGGGTTGCTTGGGTTGCCGTCGCGCTGTCCGCACAGTTCGCAGTAGGGAACCTCCTTGCGCTTCTGGATGCTGAGTCTCCGCCAGTCGGCGTTGCGGTAGGGAGATGGTCCGCGATTCTTCGCCCACTCGGTCGCCTTGCGTGGTCCGCAGACATTGCAGCGATTGCCGTAGGTGGTGAGCACTCCGCAGGTCAGACATGGTCGCTGCGCCCTCATGCCTTAGGGAATGTCGGTAGCGACAGGTAGGGAGCGATGATGCGCGCTAGGTGCTCAATGGTGCGCTCTTCGCCGTCCTCGAGTTGCGGCTCAATCACAGCCCAGGCGAGTTTGCCGAGAGACTCCTCTAGGTTCTCGGAGATGCGCGCATAGCGTGCGAGCACTAGGTGCAGCAGCTCGTGCGTCAGGATCAGGCGCTGCTTCTCAGGCTCCTGCTTCCAGAAGTCGAATGCGACGCGCAGATCCGCAGTAGGCTGCTGTGGGTGCGCGTCAATGTCAGCCCAGGAGTCAACATCGGATGCGGCCTCAACGATGGTGATCTCCCAGAGATCAAGACCCATGACGGCCTGTGACTCTGCCACCCACGCCTTCAAGACGGCGAACTTGTCCTGCTTAGCCATTTGCCCTCCAGTAGTGGTGGAGCAGGAGTGGAGTCGCACCACTCGTTTCCCTCTGACCGGCAATAGCCATGATGGTCGTGAGAGCGTCTACGCTGCCCCAGGTTAGACCCTGCCGATGGGAGGACACCACCGGCAGGGCGAGTGACGGCAGCACACCAAAAGGTCGCGCCGTCGCACAGGAATCGTACCGCATCACTTTGCCACCCTTAGTGGGAGCGGCGACACAGGGCGGAGTGGGCAGGTCTTATCCCAGCAGGACGGCGTCGTGTCCTCATCGCCAGCGCAGACACGGCACATCAGATCAACGGCTGCGGCGTAGCGCTGCAACTTGGCGGAGTGTTCGATCTCGCTCTCATCGTTCACGCGAGCGTTGATCCAGTACAGGTCTGCATCGGTGACAAAGGTTCCGCCGTAGTAGCGCTCTCGCGCCCAGTGAATGCTCTTGCCGAACTGGGGCATAAGGTTGAACAGCGCGTTGAGTTTGACTTCTAGCTTCAGCGCCCACGCGGCACAGGCTTGCTGGAACTCTCGCTGCTCAATGGGTAGTCCGCGATTGTCACTGCTAACACGCCTCTGCCGAGCGGCGCGAGACGAGAGAACGCGGTTGGACTTAGATCGATTGCTAGGCTGCGAGATGTCCACGGCTTTGTTATGTCCTTCCTACATCGTCCACACGAGTCGCGTGCGACCACAATCACACATCGAGTCGGATCGTCCTTCCGGCAGACGCGCAGTCTAAACGGTTTGTCGCCCCAGCGCCAGCGCGGTACCGCTGCGTACATGATCAGCTCGCCACCACGGCCGCCAGCCGCCTTGGACTTATAGGGCGAGCAGGTGTTCTTGTAGCCACCCACGCAGTACTTCTCACCCTTAGGGGCCGTGCTGCCATACCAGGTCGCCACGCCGCTGACTGGCACACCGCTTGGGGTCTCTGGCGTGGTGCTGGGTCCTGCTGAACCAGTCAGGAGAGTCAGCCCCAGTAGGAGCGAGACTACTTCAGCCATACCGTCACATACCCTTCCAAGACAGGAAGGTTGCCACGCTCCTCTAGCCACTGGCGCACGAGCGCACCCTTGCCCTCGGTCGGAGTGATGCAGTCATCCACCGCGATGATGCAGTCTGCTGGTAGTCGGTCATAGATCGCTTGCAGCTCGCGTAGGTGATGCTCTGCCGCGTCTAGGCTGCCAGTCTTGTAGTCGAATGAGTCCAAGTAGAGCAGCGAGATAGACGATGCGTTGCCGAAGTGTCGGAGGAAGTCCACCGAGTCGCCCACGGTGACGCGAGCGCTTGGAGCCAGCGCGCGAGCGGTGTTGACATTGTCTGGGTTGATGTCGACCGAATAGGCAAAGCCATCCAACTGACCTGCGAGCCATGACCAGACCACGGTGCTCTGGCCGTCGCCGTTCCAGTTGTTCTCCTGCCGAGCGCAGCCGGTCTCAACGATCAGCGTGGGTTGGCTAAAGGATCGTGCAATCAGGATGTCGGCGATAAAGGTGAACGCAGACCAACGGTGGCTCTGGGCAAGATGCGGCGCGAAGGTCTTGGCGAACCCTGCGCGGAGCAGGGTGACCTCTTCCCTAGTCATGATTCAGCAGCTCCACGAAGTCCTCAAAGTCGAGCACGATCATGGTGCGGCGCTTGGTGCCTGGTCCAGGCGCGTCGCCCACCACGAGTGCGGTGATCTGGCTGCTGTTGCCCTTGACCGACCGGAGCCAGCCGTCGTAGCGCTCCGAGTAGGAGCCGTTGCCGACCTTGCACTGGATGACGATCCAGTCGGACATGACATCGGTCTTGCCGCCGTACTGGCCGACGCGCACACCGCCGATCTTCTCGGCGACCTCTCGCTCGAATGAGTTGCCCTTGTTGCGTGCGCGCTTGCCGCGCTTGGACTTCTCTTTGTTCTGCTCGTCAATGTCTAGGTCGCTCATTTTGCTCACTTTCGTACCAGCCTTCCTAGCCGTGCGTGTCCGCCATCGGACAGCGTGAACACGGACTGTTGCAGTTCTAGGTGACCTGCCTTGATCAAGTCCGCGATGGTTGCGCGGTTGAAGATGTGCTCATTGAGGAAGAACCAGCCCTCTGGCGCGATTGCGTCCGAGTACCGGATGCTCAACTTGGCGAACTGGCGACCGATCTTGGGGTCATAGCACCACGCATCTGCGCCCTCTTGCACGCACTTGATGCCCTCATCCAGCTCAGGCGTGAGGATCTCGATCTGACTCACTTCACGCACGCCTTATGCCGCCACTCAAAGCGTCGGCCCTTCTCGTGGACTACCAGTACGCGCGTGCCAGGGAACACCTGCCGCTTAGGGTCGGTGTAGTCAATCACCTTGCCGCAGTCGGTGCAGTTGGTCACCGTCCATACCGGCGGCTTGGCTGCGCCTGCGCGCTTGGTCTTTACGCCTGCCACTGCAATGCCCTCCAGATCCAGACCACTGTCGCTGCCGTGGTGAGCAGGTAGATCATTGACGGCGCAATACCTACGCCGCGCTTGATGCTCATCGGCAGACTAGCGAACACCACGAGAAAGAGCGCAGTGTTGATGACAATGAGCGTGATGCCGAGATAGGAGAAGCCGCTCATACTGCGGCCGCCATTGCTGCACGGCGGCGCGCCCAACTGGCGATTACTGCAGACGACATATTGGCACGATGTTCTTGCGTAAATGGCGCGCGCTTTTTACCCTTGTGCGAAGCGGACATTTTCGCGCGTGCCTCAGGCGAATAAATCATGCCCTTGCGGACAGCGGATAACTTCGCACGATGCTCAGGCGAGAGAGGAATACCCTTTCTTGCCATAGACATATTCGCACGAGCTTCTTCTGAGGCATGTCTGCCCTTCTTGGCTAAAGACATTTTTGAGCGCGTTTCTTGCGAAAGAATAACTCCGAGAGTTGAGTTCGCTACCGGTGCAATATTCAAATTTTTCGGATCGCCGAAATACCTATCAATCCACACCTGCTCGCGAATGGTCAGCAACTCAATTTCGCATTGCTCCACAACGGCAAAATCGAACACGCGGTATTTGTTCCAAGAGTTTTGCATTCTGATGTTGTGATGCTTACCGTCTTGCAATCTACGCAGGTGTTCAAGTTTACGCCTTGTTAGTTTTGACGCCGACCCAATGTAGAAATTTCCGTTTCCGAGATCAATTCGATAGATGCCGCTCATAGGTCGCACAGCCCTGACAGGATTGCCATGCGATCAGTTGCCAGTTCGATGGCTCCCTCAATGGTGTCGCCCTGGAATGTCAGTTCCGACCCAGCGGAGTCAATGAGCACCACCGTCCAGAGTGCTGGCTCACCGACTCGCACCAGGCCGTCGTAGTGATAGCCGAGCTGCGCCGCTCGTGTCTCTAGTTCTGTTAGCGCGACATTGCTCATGATTCCTCCTCTGGGGATGCCGACCACTTGCCGTTATCCACCATGTACTGCCTGAGGATCGCGTAGGACTTCTCCGCTGTCAAGTCTGTTGTGTCGATCTGCAAGTCGTACTCGGTCTGGAGGTAGCCGTGCTCGGTCACATCGGCTGACCCTTGGAGCACCCCACGGCGCTCGGTGCGAGCCGCTGCGGAGGCGAATACACGCACGATGGTGATCCCTGGGATGTGCTGCCGGAGGAAGTGCGCCTCCAGTGGCAGACGCACATCGTCAATGGCGATTGGCCGACCTAGCGGTGCCAGACGGTTGAACGCGTCGTGCCACGCCTTGATCCAGAAGTAGGCATCCAGTTCTCGCAGCTGCGCGCCGATGTCTTGCAGGATCTCGCGGCCTGAGGTCTTGACATCCAAGCCTAGGCGGCGCTGCTCGTAGTGCTTGCTCTTGTCGAAGTCCACGCCGTAGGCGAGCGATGCCACCTCACGGATGGTCTGCGCGATTGGGAGCACGATGTACCGGCTCTTGCGCCGCTCCTCCAGCATCTCTGCCAGCGTGCTCTTGCCTGACCCCTGTGGTCCGACGAATGCAATGTGTGCGCTCACTTCATGACCCTCCTCACATACTCAATCCACATGTGCAAGCGCTGTGGATAGCGCTCCAGGAATCCGACGGCTCGGTTGCACGGTCCGCAGAGCAGCGCTCTGACGCACTTGCCGCACGAGATCGGCGCTCCCTTTGTCCTCCGAGTGCCTAGCCCTTCGTACTGGCAGCAGCGCGGATCGTGATCGACCGTCACCGCGCGTGGCTCACCAAAGCGAAGCGGCTCCTTGCACGCACCGCACCGGTCAGCCTGTGCTAGCCGTAAGGCCGTGTACTGCTCCATCGTCATACGATGGTTGTAGAGCGTGTACTTCAGCACCCTCAATGCTCGCTCCTCTGGAGTCTCCTTGGCTCGTCGCTCTCTCTGCAAGAGTGTCCGAGCTGAAGGGTTCTCCACTCGTATTTTCACTTCTTCACTCCAAGGATCTCTCCGATAGGCAAGAGCCTGCTCTTTCCGTCTCGTTTAAGAGAGGGTAAGGGAGAGATTCTGCTCTGCTCTGTTCTGCTCTGCTCTGGTACCGTTGACTCCCCACCTTTTCGTGCTCGCCAAGTTTGTCCACGCGAGGTCGAGGTTGGGTCGACTTGATACCGAGAGTAGTTCGACACTGCCACGACACCGTCTCCAGATTCGGTCAGGAGGCCGCTCTCAATCAACTTATCCACAGCCCTTCCGAGCCGTGATCCGATGACTGCCTTGGCGTGCTTTCGGTTCTTGAAGACTCCGCCGGAGCGCAAGGTCTTCACCTCCGCGATCAGCGTAATAAAGGCGCGGAACTGCGTGTCAGTCAGCGCTGCGATCTTGTCATCCTTGTGACTGTTGACATCCCACTTGACCCATAGACTCATTTCGTCCTCCGCTCTGTGTTAGTGGCTGGGAGAGGTGGAGGTCACCAGTCTCTCCCAGCCGTAGATGATGCCGCTCGACTTAGAACGGCAGGTCCTCAAGCGCTGTCTCCAGCTCAGGGTTGCCATCGTGCAGCCCCTTCGCCTTGGCGGCAAGCATTGCCTCACCCTCATCGCGCACCTGGGCGTTAGTCCAGGCGATGCTGGGCTTGCGCTGGCAGAAGGTGCCGTTCGACTTGCCGCTGCACGCGTAGAACGCGTTGTACGGCTTGCCAGCCTTGCTAATACCGGCAGGCTTGAACGACCACGCCGTGCGGTGGTCTGGGCATTCGCCCTCTGCGAAGAGCATTGCGGCTGCTACGGCCACATCACTCGTAGAAACCGAAGGCTGAGATGCCTTCACAGAAGCCACGGAGAGGGGTGTAGGAGCCACGGAGAGGCTCGCTCCTGTGCCTGACGCATAAAGAGACCGCCCCACACCGATCTGTGCAGCGCAGCGGCGCAGAGCGTCGGAGGCTGCCTCCTTCAGCGGCTCATCGCTCTGTGGGTTATTGGCATAGCCAAAGTCCTGTCTGACAGTGGTCACGCCATCGATCACGGCGATCAGGGTGCCGTGGACTACCTTGGCGGCTGCGTCTGCCACCTTGACCTCAAACTGCCAGCCAGCCAGACCGAGCACATCGTCAAGGCGCTGAGCTACGGCTCGCGCATCGGCGTAGGTGAAGGTCATTCCGCCGCGCCCTGGGCGCGTCTTCAGGTCTGTGCCGGTAAATGGTGCGGCCAGTGCCGCTGCGATTTGCTTACTCATTCTCGTTCCCTCCTAATACTGTGACTGGCAACAACTTTGCGGCCGCCAGATTCATTGAGTCTGCCTTTGCTTCGTGACCACTATCAAAGATCGTTCCCTTCTTGACCTCCTCTGCTTCTGCCATATACGACTTGGCATCCCTCACCCCTAAGAAATACGCCTTAGGGAATCGCGTAAAGCTTGGCGGACCATTGCGGTCTTCGCCTGGTCCGAGTTGCAGATGCACAAAGGCGTAGTAGTCGACATCTTGGTGATCCTTGATGTAGTTGAAGACGCTGACCGGATCGCTCGGCCACGGAGCCTTGCTCCACACCTTGCTCTTCACCTCAACCTTCAAGCCGCACACCTCAAAGTCACGCTGTGTGATGTTGACAAACTTGAACGGCAGGCGCTCCATTCGTAGCACTGCGGCGAAGACGGCTTGACCCATCACGCCTGTCCAGTCGGTGTTGCCTTTCGCCTTCTCGGTACGGAAGCGCAGGTGATCGCTGCTCTTCGCCTCCTTGAACATCTGCTCCGCTTCGAGCAGGAGTGCGGTATCAACAGGTACTTCAATCACGCCTGATCCTCCTTGCCAAAGACTCGGAACACGCGCGCCCCTGGCTTCTCTGAGGTGAAGCGTGTGACCGCCTCACCGTAGGTGTCTGGTGCTACCGTTCGCAGAACATCCGCGATGCTCTCCCAGTC